CTCCTCGTCATTTAGAAGATCAACATTACACCCCTTCAGTGTAAAGAGAATATGCTTCACGCTGGTTCAAGGGCAATGTAATAGGTCAAGTCAGTGTTTATGTTAGTCCACTCTGAGATGAGATGCTGAGAGACTTTGACAGTGTAGTCACCAGGGAGAAGACGAATGTTCTCAATCTTAAGATCAAGAGTATAGGTGCCAGTAGTAGAACCTGCCACGGTGAGATCGTAAGTATTGCTGGTATCATTCTCTTTGTCACGAAGAATAAGTTTGATCTCATCATGACCTTCAATTGATTGGAAGGTTAGGTCTGGTAGACTGTAGACGGCAGATGCTTTTTGAAGAGCAATTAGATCTTCACCAGTCAGATTGAACTGAAGATCTGAACCAGGAAACTTTACATTTTTTTCTGGAGCAGACTTGAGCGTAATCTCTGGGTCAGAAAAGAAATAGCGAGCAGACTGACGACCGCCACGGATGCTGACAAAATTTTCGTTGTCAAACTCAAGCTGAGGATCGCTAAACAAAGAGATCCCAGAAAGGAACTGACTAAGATCATAGATAGCGAAGTCAACTGGAAAGACTTCCTCGCCAGTAAACTTTGCGAGGATGTTCTCTGCATTAGAGATAGTTCTAACCGTGGATCCTTTACGGAAGACAATCGAGGAATTGATAGTACTGAAGTTCTTGAGAACATCTAATGTTTTTCTAGAAAGGATAACTTTACTCATTGGTTGTAGGATTCGGTAATAGCAGTTTTGTCAGAGAAGTGGAGCAGCAGCAATGCGTAGTGAAGGATCTTAATGATATCACGACGGGCAGTGCCCTTGCGATCGTAGCGTGAAGCATACTTGAGGATGTTGCTACGGCAGAATGCCTCAGCGTCTCCACATGCTTCAATCAGATCTAAAGTTTGAATGCTGTCGTTACCAGCAGAATAGTGTTGTCCATAAGTTCCAGAGATGTAATCGCGAAGCTCTTTTAATAGAGCGTCTTCATTGTATTTTGTCATTGCAAAGAGTCCATAGAAATTTAGTATACTTGATTATCAAGAGATAGTCAATAGAGGTTGCCTATTAATACATGGAGTATTGTGATACCTCTGCATCATAGCAACACTCATAGATAATCGTTTGCTGTTTGGTAGTGCTCTATGATACCTCCAAGCAGGAATGTAAAGTAGATCACCAGGAGTTAATTCTATTTCTAATGCTGGAGTAAGTTCAGAATCAGATGGAAAGTAAAAATTAGAACTTGTAATGAATGAAAATGATTCATTGTATACAGTCCAAGGTGTAGTTCCTTCTACTTGAATAATAAAATTACAAGTTTCATCACAGTGATTTTGAAAAGAACCTGCTGATTGTGTTCCTCCATAAGCATGGAGGTCTGATGCACAGCAAAAATTTGATTCTACATCAAACAAAAGATCATTAGTTAGTTTGTCATACCTACCATATTGCTGGATAACAAACCCACAACCTTTAATAATTTGGTTACACATAAATTGCGTATCCAAACAATGTCCATACCAAACAGATTGGGAACTAGGAATTCCCATCTTGTATCCTTTAGAGTCAATGAGTTGCCAGTCCATGTCTCTACGATACAAACATTGATTGACTGTTCCCCAAGACAAATATTTGTTTGGAGAATCAAAGAAGTCTTTTAATACAAAAGGATTGTTGTTGACTTGTATGTTTTGTTCTTTGATGAGATTCCAGTTCATTTGTTCCAGATAAATTCAATGTTATTGTGATAACACTCAAAGATTTTTCCATCAATTGACTGCATCTTAAGTTTTATACCATCACCGCTCAAAATTTTTCCTGAGCGGTGGTCGCAATCTTTTAGGATTGCAACATATCCAATGTAACCGTGAAATTCAGGCATCATCTTCCCCTTCAATATCAGTGTTTACATCTGCATCAATCTTATCATAAAGATCGATAAATGATTGTTTTGTTTCATCATCGAAACGATTAACACAAACCTTAATTGCTTTCATACGATCATCCCAGATAGCATATGCTCGCATGATGTGGACCAGACGACGGGTAGAAATAACCTCGTCAATACCACCGTCAGCAAATGTCTTGCGGATAATGTCTGCCCAATTAGAAAGATTATTGCAAAACTCTTCATCATGCTTACCAACAGAAGCAGCAACACGCAGCAGAATCTTAGTTTCAATAGAAGGTGTTGGATACTCCTGTTCAAAAGTCAATGCAAAACGCTCAAGGAATGCTTCATTAAGAACATTGGTGCCGATGAAGCGACCGTCATCACTGCCTTTACCTTTAGTATTAGCAGTAGCCATAACATTGAAACCAGCGGCAGGTTGAACATAGCGACCAGTCTTCTTCAGGAACACACCCTTACCTTCAAGGATGGACTGGAGGCATAAAATTTTGTTGGAAGCAAGGTCAACTTCATCGAGTAGCAAGATTGCTCCCCTTTCAAGTGCTTCCACGACAGGTCCGTTATGCCAAACAGTTGACCCATCGACAAGACGGAAACCACCAATAAGATCGTCTTCATCAGTTTCAATAGTAATGTTTACACGAATCAGTTCACGACCAAGAGCAGCACATGCTTGCTCAACAGAGAAAGTCTTACCGTTTCCCGAAAGACCAGTGATAAAAGTAGGATAGAAAATACCAGACTTGATAATTTTCTTTACATCAGAAAAGTTTCCGAACGGTACATAGTTGTCGTCTTTAACAGGAACAAGGTTCTGTTCCTGATTTTCAGAAACAGGAACAGCAGCAGGTGCCTCATATGTTTGCTCAAGACGCTCTTGAACTGTCAGGTTCCAAGTGCCACGCTTGACAAAGAAGTCACGCAGACGCTTGGTAGCAGTAGGATAGGTGACACCAAAGTGGTCACATGCAACACGAACATTGTCAGAGTTAATAACAGAACCAAACTCATTGGTCAAATACTCAGAGAGTTGGGCAGTAGTAAGGTCAGACTTGGCAGGCATCGGTTTGTTTCGTATGAAGTAAGTATAGGGCAGAGTGGGGTAGAGTCAGGAGCAGAGTGGACAGTTCGTCAAGCGACATACTCGATAAAAGAGTTGAGCAGTTTTTTATTTGTGGACTTACTACCCAACATCTTTTTAAATGCGCGAGAGATTTCTCCTTTCTTAGCTCCAGATTCAACATCAAATTCAGTATTTTCATTAAGGGAATTAGAAGAAATAGCGTACAGGGCAGTGAATGCTACTGGGTTTTTAATAACAGCAGACTTTTCTTTCTTCCATTGCTTTTGAATTTCAGAATAACTTTCATGAGATGCATATTTAGTAACAAAGTTTATAAGTTGACTACCAGGAAGAATACGAAATCCAATGATATTTACATCTGGGTTACGATCACGAACCTGTTGTATGAAAGTATTAGTCTCAGTACCATACTCAAACTGTGCATAAGTGCGACCTGTTTTGCGGTCACGAAGGATTTGATGATAATCAACACGGCGAGCAGAAACTGAATACTCATCTTTATGATCCAAATAAATCTCATGTCCATATGCTGCAGCACAACTATCACCATCAGAAAGAATGCATATGTTTACTTTCTGTAAATCATTGGTTTTCTTAAACTGAGGGATGATGTAGTTCATCATAATAATTGCTTCATTTAAAGGAGTTCCTGAAAGTTGTACTCCATAAGTAGCAGGGTAATTGGAGTATGAAGTATAGTAAGAAGCTTCACGCCACAAGTTAATACACATACGCTCATAGTCACGAGAGTTGGAACGAGAAGAAATAAAATTCAATAAGTGAAAATATCCTTCATTAATACAAACAGTATTCTTTTTAAGATTCTTAAAAGCACGATCAAAATATTGCTCATGCACCCCTGCAAGTACTCGTTCTGCTACAACCCAATCATTAGTAAATGCATATACCTCAAAAGGAATTTGAACTTTCTTGCAGAATGCAGTCAGATTAAGAACCTGTTTAACAGTTGCAAGAATCTCGTTCGCCATAGAACCAGACCAGTCTAGTAAAA